CTCAAAACCCTCCACGATACCGCTATCCGCAAGCACACGAATCTCGTATGCCTCGGCATAGGTGTAGGCGTTATTAAAGCACGCAGGCACACCATCGAAGCCCAAGCTGCGGGTGTTGTAGTCCTCGTCTCCCCAATCGGATGAGCAGTAAATCTCGCCCCAGTTATTATTTGTTGGCATGTTGCTTCAAAAATTCAATGAGTTTTCTTTCGTTTTCGGGCTTCACTTTATACCTACATGTACCATCCGTGGAACGATTGTCCGTCCGTGGGGTACATTTCACCATTCTGATTTTCATAGTATTCGGGGGTCAAAGATCCGTAGAATGTCAAATACGATACGAGGCGTCTGCCGTAGTGTTCAGCGATGTCCCGCTCCCGTTGGATCAGGTATTCCAATTCGCTTTTTTCAATGCCTTCGGAGTTCTCCGATTGCTTCTTAAATACGCCTCCGTTGCTCACCTTGTAAGCCAGGAACGGAAGGATCTCGGTCATGGAGTAATGCACAAGCACGTCCTGCACGTAGTCCTCCAGCAGCGTTTCGTAATTGCCTGCCAGGGTGTTGTTTAGCACATCGTCTTTGAGGCGGTTGTACAAGGCCGTGCCGAGTAACGCCTGCACGTGTATGTCCTGGGCGATCTTAATAAACTGAATCATCTGATCTCTGTCCACGTTGCCATTGATGGCCGTGCGCTTAACGAGATCTTCGGGGCTGATAAATAGTGGGTACATGTTTTATATAACCTTATTTTGGGATTCCACGCTTTTCAGCGTACTCCTTCGTGTAACCTCGGTAGTCCTGATCAAAGGGGATCTTCGCCACCCGTGCGTCATTCACGGGCAACTTCACCCCCAACTTGCGTAGGTCATTCACCGATACTTCCGAGCGTGGGTTCTTTGGGTCTGGCTTCACGCCCTTTGCTCTTGCCAAATAGGTCTTGCGCATCCAGAAGTGCTTGCAATTAGGGCCACCTTTGTAGAGTAGGATGTCGTATGTGGCCGAACCACCCTTTCCAAATCCAGGGTTTACTGACTGTCCTTTCATCCGCTCAATGTCCTCAAGACGGTACACCTTTCCAGCCGCTAGCATCAAGCTGCAAAACTGCCGCTCGCCACCTGGCTCACCTGCATAGGCGTAGCGCACCTTGTAGGCAAAGCCCTCTTTGGTCACTCCATCCTGCACGCTCTTTGCATCTGGGAAAGCACTGCCCGTGGAGGCGAATTGCACCTCCCGCATCTTTACGATGTCCTCATCGGTCAATGCGCCCTCATCAACGAGTTCCCATTCCTTCTGATCAACTTCCTCTCCGAGGTCAATCAATTCCTGCACCCAACCCCCGAAGGCGGGATCAGATGCTTTATGCTTTTTTTCGGACTTCATTTGAGTGATTACCGCAGACGAATTGCCCGTGAACAAGGCACGTGCTACGGACGGCTCAAATTGAAGCATTTGTACAAGGAAGGTGATTGCTTGGTCTTGGGTAAGAACGCCCTCCTGGACGGCTCGCATGATGTCAAGAGACGATGCAATCTGCGCTCCGTTGTACGATGCCTCCTTTTGGATCAGCTCCTCATTCACATCAGCAGGCAGCGTGGTGGTAACTTGCTCCTCTACCTTTACTCCCGTTTCTTCTTCGATCGTCTTTTGATCCGTCACCTTGATGTCGTTAAACTCCATCGGGGAAAGCGGCTTAAAGTACAAATCCAATGCCGTATTGTTGGCTGCAAGCAGTTCGTCCAAAGCCGAGATGATACCAATCTGAATGGGACGTATCACCGTATTGTCCATCAGTAGGTAGGCGTTCTTGATCTCGTCCGCATTGCTACCCAGGCCACTGTTCTCCTTGATGCCAAACAGCATCGGGCTAGTAACTCGGTGGCCAACCATGATCTTTTGGCTGGATTCACGGGAAAGGAACTCGTACTGCAAATGCGCCTCCGACAATTCCACGGGTTCAATCGTGGCTGCCTTATTGCTATCGTCATTGAAGGCCAGGATCCAACGCCCTGCGTTATTCGTGCCCTGCCACTTCTGGCCAATGGTTGAATTGATATTGTCCTGCTCCTCCTGCGGTGGTATGCCGTTATTGAAGTTGATGATCATGGACGGAGCCAGGCCGTTCTTGATATTGTTGATGTGGTAGTTCGCTACCTCCTCCTCCAATTCCGCATACGGAAGGGCTGCCATGTATCTGGGCGGTGAGTAGTAGTAGGATCCTGCTGCATACGGGCGGTAGAAATAAATCTCACGCTTCTCGGTAGTCATGCCAAAAGCCCCGATGCGGGTCACCTGGCTGCGGTTGCGGATCTTCTGCCAGTCCCATGCGTAGTAGTAGGCATTGATTTTGCCCTCCTCATCGCACTTCTCGGCACGCAAGGTCTGCACGGGCATGTGGGTGATCTCTGCAATGGCCGACTTGTCAGCATTCCACAACACCTGCAACGCCCCGTTGCCCAACCAATACACGTCATTCGCAAAGCGGTACACATCCTCCTCACTCAATAGGCGCTTCATTTCCAGGTATGCCGTTGGGTTGGCTGCTGAATTTGAGGCGTCCAGGCCTTTGCCGTAGATCATGTCGGCAATTCCCGTAATGACTGCGTTGTTCGTAGCCGAACCGACCCTGCGGTCAATGAGGTATTGATAGTAGTTGTTATCCTCCCCGTATTCAACCCAATCCAGGCGGGGGTTCTCCACGATTGCAGGCGCAACGTAGGAGGCGAACTCAACCATTTTGATATTGTTACTGGCCATAAATTTTGAATGTATTGTCCATCGTTTCCTGCACCGTATCTAGAACGGGTTGGTATGTGCTAATTGTTTCCCCCTGCGGCAGCATAATGAATCTGTCACTGCATAGGATTTTGCTATTCACAAACTGCCCCGTTACTAGGGTCTGCTCTGCCAGTCGCACCATGTACGGCACCTCGGCTTCCAACCCTACCGATGAGTAAGTAAAGGTAAACTCACGGGTGTCTGCGTCAAATGTAGGGGAGGTCACGTTGTAGGTGGTGATGGTTCTGCCGTCTTTGGAGTACAAAACCATCTGAACACGGAACGTTGTGCCGTATCCCGTCAGCGAATCGTTGCCGTTTTGCCAGTCCCGAATGGGCAAAGTCACCACGTTGTTGGTCTCAAATGATAGGAAAGTCATGCGTATATAACCACCAACTGACACTTGTGCGACAATTACAAACAAAAAAGCCACCCGAAGGTGGCCTCTTTGCTCGTGTGTGTTATGATCAAGAACCCACCACGATAGTCGGCTTCGTGCCTAGCAATCCTGCAAACGGGTTGTTTGCAACAGCTCCCAACAAGAAGTTGGCAGGCACCCGCTCGTTGGCCGTCAACGTGATGTTGTAGCCAGTCAAGTCACCGAATGCAGATCCCGTCACGATGCTTCCGCCCGTAACCTCGGAGCCATGCTCCAGACCCATCACCCATGCGTTGCCATTGTTATCTTCAACAACTACCACGGGCTTTGCCCAGGCCAGCAATTTCACCTCTTTGTGGGTGTCAGCGTCTTGCTTTTTCAGCACTACGTTCAACACTTGCTCAAAGAAGGTCGTGCCATTGTCACGGCTGGAGTTGATATTCTGCTCGAAGTTGCTCGTACCCTTCAAGTCGTATTTGTAGGCGGAGGTGGCAGTGGTAGCCAACTGATCCAATACGTCCGTGTCTGCGGTGTCGTAGGAGATTTGCGCCAGGTCAAGCGAGTTGATGAAGTAGATTGCATTCAATCCACCTACCTGGTCTTTGCAGGGCTCGATCCGCCCCAATGTCAATGAACATGCCATGATTTTATTTTTTTAAGTAGTCCTTGTTTAATTTAGTTTTTAAGCGGTGACAATTTGCGCAAAGGGTCTGTAGATTGGCGAGGTCGTTATTATTTCTATTTCCGTCTATGTGATCCACATCCAACTGACAACTGTGAACGGGAACGAATCCGCACAACTCGCATTTGTCTTTTTTATGCGGCCTATAAACCGCAGGCAGCTGCGTTGCTCTGAACTTGACCAATCGGATCTTGTCCTTACAATATCTGCTGCACCATCTCTTTTGCCTCTTTTTTAATTCCTTTCCGCAGTTAAAACACGAAAGGGGAGACGAGGGCACATCACCCAAGTCCCCCCCTTGTGTCATTATCTATTCGCTAATTAGGCGTAGTAAACCAAATCAGCACCAACTCCGAACTGAACACCAGCGGTGAAGCGCATGATGAAGCGAACGTTCTTTGATCCGTCCAAATCGCCCATGTCAAGTACCTTCACCTCGTTGTGGTCAGCCAACAAGCCAGTACCGAAGTACAAGTTTGACTTCTGACCAGCAACCATTTTATTGGTTCCCAATCCAGGAGCATGGAAAATCTTAACGCCTTCGAACATCAGCTCTTGGTTGTTGAACCAAGTAGATCCTTTTGCGTCAATACCCGCAGCACCCAAGCCAGAAGCTCCGAAGCCACCCAATGCACGAACGTAGGCCTTCAATACGTTAGTTGGAACGAAGATGTGCAGATCTTCCTTGCCGAACAACTGGGCAGGGATAGCGTCTACAACCTTGCCCATCTCGGCCAATACGTTAGCAGCAGTTACACCGCCAGTTGCAGCAGTTACGTCAACCACGGTGCTGTCAGCAGCAAGCAATGCCTGGAATCCGTTGAACTCACCTGCGTTGGCAGTAGCTCCAGTCCAGATCTTTTGCTCAACCCATTCGGCTACCTTGCCAGCGTTGTAGCCAACGAAGTAGTCAACGAAGTTCTTGGGCAATACGTCAAAAGCGGAGTAGCCCATTTGGATGGCTTCCCAATCGCTTTCAAAGTCGCTCTTGCACAATTCCAAGTTCACTTGCAAAAACTCTGGCTGCAAAATGCGCTCGGTCAAGGTCAAGGTGGAGGTGTCGGTGAAGTCGCAAGTTTGGTCTTTAACGATTCCGTCAAGCTCAACACGCTTGATGACTTCCTTGAATTTTACGTTTGGCTTGATGGTAACACCACCTTTGGCCAAGGTTTCGCCTGAAAATAAGGCAGCAGAGATGTATTTCCCTGCAAATTCACCAGCGTACGTGGTGGTAATTGAAGTGCTAGTAGGCATTTCTTATTGGGTTTTTTTAATTGAACAATTTGTTGAACACACGATCTGCCGTAGTGGCAGTACGCTTCGCACTGATTTGGAATTTCAGCTCGGGCTTGACCTCCACGGGAGCAGCCACGATGGGCTTCTCTGCGGCCATT